TTCAGTACTACAAGGACATCGTGGAGAAAAAGAACAAAACGAATTGTTTGAAAAAGGTTTTAGTAAATTAAAATATCCTAAAGGTAGACACAATCAGTATCCATCGTTAGCTGTAGACGTAGCACCTTATCCTATAGATTGGAAAGATAGAGAACGTTTTACATACTTTGCTGGTTTTGTGATGGGAATTGCAGCTTCAATGGGACTAACTATACGTTGGGGTGGAGATTGGGATAGAGATACTGACTTAAAAGATAACAACTTTGACGACTTACCACATTTTGAAATAAGGGACTAATATGGCACGTAAAAGCAAAGCAGAAACAAATAAAGAGTTATTTAATAAAGCTAATAATTATTATAGAAAAAAATGGTTTAGCGATTCTCAGAAAGGAATGGACTTTTATTTAAATGACCAATTATCAGCTGAGGAAAAAGAAGATTTAAGAGAAGGTGGTATGCCAGACTTTATTATTAATCGTATTACACCAGCGATTGATATTATGAAATTTTTTATTACGGCTAACAATCCTAGATGGCAAGCAGTTGGTGTAGAGGGTAGTGATGCTGATATAGCACATATCCATAGTATGATTGCTGAACATTCATGGCATTTGTCCAGTGGTAAAAGTTTATTTTCTGAAGTAATTCAAGACTCACTTGTTAAAGGTGTAGGGTTTTTTAAAGTAGAAATAGACCCAGATGCTGATAATGGTATGGGTGAAGTAGTTTATAAATCTATAGACCCTTATGATGTTTATGTAGACCCTATGAGTAGAGACTTTCTTTTTAGAGATGCAAACTATATTATAGTACAAAAAAATATTTCTAAGACATCTTTAATACAAATGTTTCCTGACATGAAGCGTAAAATTATTCGTGCATCAGGTATAACACAAACAAAACAATATTCTAATAGAGATATACACGAATCAGATAGTATTCAACCAGGCGATTTAGAACACGAAGCTTATACATTAGAAGGAGAAAGAGATGATATTCTTGACTTTTATGAAGTATATACAAAAGAAAAAATACCTCATGTTAATGTTTGGTTAAGAAAACCTCCTACAGAAAGAGAACTTCAAAAGATTAAAGAAGCTACACAAAAAGATATTTTAAATATGCAAGAAGAGATGGAAGTTGTTCTAAAAGAAAAAGAACAAGAATTCCAAATGTTAGTACAAAAAGGAGAAATGTTAGAAGAGAGAGCTGAAATAGAATCTCAAAAACTATTTGAACAAATGCAATCTAGAATTGAAGAACAACAAGCATTAATGGAAGCAGAATTAATTAGGTCTCAAACAAGAACCAAACAAATTGTTATGTCAAAAGTACAATTTGAAAACTTAGTAAAAGACCCATCTTTTAGAGAGCAAGTAGTAGAAAGCGTACCATTCTTCAAAACACAAATTAAAGTAACTGCTTCTGCGGGTGATATGTTTTTATATGAACAAGTATTACCTATAGAAGACTATCCTATTGTTCCAATACCTTATCAACATACAAATACACCTTATGCTGTAAGTGCTGTTATACCAATGATAGGTAAACAAAGAGAGATAAATAAATCACATCAAATTATGCTACACAATGCAAACTTGGCATCAAATCTTAGATGGTTATATACCGAAGGAAGTGTTGATGAAGAAGAGTGGGAAAAATATTCAAGTAGTCCTGGAGCTATGTTAAAATATAGACAAGGATTTCAACCACCTAATCCAATACAACCATTGCCTATTAATAATGCATTCTACACAGTAACCCAACAAGGTAAACAAGATATAGAATATATTAGCGGTATATCATCAAGTATGCAAGGTATTGGTAGACCAAGTTCTGAAACATATCGTGGTTTATTAGCAATGGATGAATATGGTACAAGAAGAATTAGACAATTTGTTAACAATGTAGTAGAACCATCACTTGAACACTTAGGTAAAGTATTTATGCAATTTGCACAATTTACTTACACTACACAAAAAGTGTTTAGAATTGTACAGCCAGAACAAGGGCAAACACAAGGTGAAGTACAAGAAGTTTCTATCAATATACCTATCTATAATGATTTTGGTAAGGTAGTAGAAAGATTTAATGATTATGCTTCAGCTAAATTTGATGTTAGAATTATTGCTGGTTCAACACAACCACTTAATAGATGGGCATTGTTAGAAGAATACTTTAAATGGTATCAAGCTGGATTGATTGACGATGTAGCTATGCTAGAGCAAACTGATATACGTAATAAAAAACAATTACTACAACGTAAAAGTATGTATGCACAAATGAAACAACAACTAGCAAATGCAGAAAATGCTATGAAAAGTCAACGAGGTACAATTGAAACATTAGAAAGACAATTAGTACAAGCTGGTATTAAAGATAAATTAAATGAAAGTTCTAAAGTAATGGATAAAGAGCTTAATAGAAGTGTTGCAGCTCAACGACTAATTAGAAGTCGTATGCAAGACAAAGAAAAAATTCAACAAGAAAATGTTGATAATGATAAAAACGTACAGTAAATTAGAAGGAGAAATACAGTATGGATAATAACAAGGATAACTTACTAGTAGATGATGCACAACGTGCAGAACTTCCAGTAACTCCCACTGAGAACGATACTGTGGCTGAAGATTTTTTTTCTCAGCTTGATAGACAAGTTATGGGTGAAGTGGTAGAACAGCCAAATGTAGAAGCTCAAGTAGAACAGACAACTCCAATTCAGGACCCTGTTGCAGAGCAAAATACTGAATTTGATTCAGTAAATTGGGAAAAGCGATATAGTGATTCGTCAAGAGAAGCAAAACGACTTAACAATCAATTGCAAGACATAGAACCATATATGCCTTTACTCAATGCAATGAAAGAGGACCCAAATTTAATTTCTCATGTGAGAGGTTATTTTGAGGGTGGTGGCTCAGCTCCTAAGAGCGTAAAAGAGCAACTTGGCTTAGATGAAGATTTCATTTTTGATTATGATGATGCTTTGTCAAACCCTGACTCTCAATCTGCAAAGTTGTTTAATGCAACAGTAGATGGAGTTGTACAAAGAAGGCTTGGTGATTTTGCAAAACAACAATCTGAACAATCACGTAGAGCTTCTGAAGAAACTAGTTTTAAATCAAAACATAATGTTTCAGATGAAGACTATCAAGATTTGATGAAGTATGCAAAGTCCCACAAGTTAACATTAGAAGATGTGTATTATTTAAAAAATAGAGATAATAGAGACAATGAAGTCGCTAATAACACTAGAAATGAAGTAATACAACAAATGAAAAATGTTAGACAAATGCCTACTAGTGTAGCGTCAAGCGGGAATACACAAAGAGAAGAAAAATCAGTAGATGATGCTGTCTTTGATAAGTTGTTAGCCGAAGGAACTGAGTTAAACAAATTGATGTAATAATAACTCAACAACCCCGAGGAGGGTAATAACATGGCAGATACAAGTTATCCAGCGTCAAGTCCATTGGCGTTGTCAACAAGTACAGGCTTAAGCCAGGGTTATGCGGCATCACAAGGTTCTTCACTAGCGACAGGAGATTTACGTAGAAGATACGACTTTTCTGAAAGATTCGGAGAGTTGGCAATTGACCAAACTCCATTTTTCAGACTAGTTTCTTCATTGGCTAAGAAACCAACTGATGACCCCCAGTTTAAGTTTACCGAAAAGAGACATTCTTTTCACAAAAGATACGCATACGTAGTAGGATTTAATAATGGAACATCTGATGTTTTTACTGATGCAACATTAGTAGATACTAGTGCAGGTGCAATAGCAGCAGGTGGTACAGTAAAGCTATTTATGGCTACTGATTACTTTAGTGCTGGTAATATTCAAAATATACAAGGTCAATCTAACGGAGCAATCAAAGTTGGAGACTCAGGTACAGCACCAGAATGGATTATGGCTAATCAAATTCTTAAAGTTCCTGTAAGTTCTACAACAGGTGGCGCAGTTAATGACTACATATTAGTTCGTGTAACAGCAGTTGGAGCACAAGAAGCAGCAGACCTATCAGGTGGCGGTGGTTCAGGAACAGCTGAGGTTAAAGAAGTAACAGGTAAAATCTTAAGAAGTTCTTCAAGTGTAGAACTTTCTACATTTGCTAGTGATGCAGGTGCAGATTGTGTTGTTTACAATGAAGACATTGCTGAAACTTTAGAACAAAAAAGAACTTATGTTGTAGGTAATTCTTATGGCGAAGGTTCTTCTTTATCTGGAGAAAGCTTCAAAGATAACCCATATTCAACTGGATTTGGACAAACACAGATTTTTAGAACTGAGTTTGGTATGACAAATACAGCTAGAGCAACAGCTCTTAAATATGAACCAAATGAATGGGCTAGAACCTGGAGAGAAAAACTAATTGAACACAAGTGGGAAATTGAACACGCTGGTTTATTTAGTGCTCAAGCTTCAGTAGATGGTGTAGCTCATACACAAGGTGCTATTGATTATGTTCTTAACTATGGTAATATATTTGACTTAACACTAGCAACGAAAACAATTGATGATTTCTTGCAAGATATGTCACAATATCAAGACCCAAGATACAATCAAGATGCAGCTACAGTCTACATGTGTAGTACTGCAGTTTACACTTGGTTCCACAAAATTGGTGGGTTCTTTAAGAACAATATTGGAATTGATTCACAGTTCCAAGCAGACCTAGCCGTTACAGGTAGAAAGAAAGTAATGGGACTAGATGTAACTGAAATCTCTACTGTTTATGGTAACATGAACATCGCAAGATGTGTTGCTTTAGATAGTACTGATGTCAAGATTCTAGCGTTAAATATGAACAACGTAGCTTACAGACCACTAGTTGGTAATGGAGTTAATAGAGATACTGCGGTATACGTAGGAGTTCAAAATCTTGAAAACACAGGTGTTGACAAGAGAGTAGACATCATATTAACAGAAGCTGGTTTTGAATTTATGATGCCAGAATCACACGCTATTTGGAAATAATAGCTAAATTGTAGATGGTCCCTTGAGGTTCTTTACCTCCTTTCTCCCTCGGGGGACTCATCTGCGTTAGGATGCAACTATGAAATTGTGGGAAAAAGTTAACAATATTACTGGGAATAGCTCGAAAGCTAGATTTTTAATTGAGTATATCAATGCTGGTTCTAAGTTTATTATGTCATCATTGCCTGAAAAATGGTTATGGACTATAGCTACTGAAACTGAAATAAGTGGATGGAATAGTTCTGGAACAAGTTTAATAGGTTCTGGTTCTGATGTAGCGTATGATAAAATACTAGGAGTCTATAGATATGAAGGTAGCAAACGTAGAATAGCTAAAGAAATATCAGATAAGTTTATACACTCAACTGATGAAGCTGGTAGTCTTTCATTGCCAACAAAAATGTTTCCAGTTTTTTATAAGTTAAATGGCAAGATATTTATTAAGCCAGACCCAGATTATAATGCATCTTCCTCACAACAATCTTACACACCAGTAGGGGGTAGCTCTACAAATGTAGCAGCTTCAGGCGGAGACAAAGGAGTGGTAATTTATTCAGCCCCCCCAATCATTGATGAAAATACCGAAAATTGGGTATTATCAGAATATGAAAATGTTGCATTACATTATGCAGCTTCATTAGATATGTTAAGATTAGCTAGTGTATCTGATGCTGAAAAAATATTAGAAGGTGGATATGCCAGTGTAGATGCTACAAGCAAAACAAGTTTAAGTGCTATACATTGGTTAGAAGATGAAGACCCTGAAATGGCTAATGCAGTTATTCAAGTGTCTCAGGGAGATTTAAGTTTAGCTAATCAAAGATTACAGACAGCAATGGCATTTTATCAAAGAGCAGTTGCTGAATTACGTTCTATAACTGGAGCATTTGCAGTTCCTGAAGAACAACAACAATCACAACGTAAAGAACAAGGAATGACAACATAATGAAAGTTTTAGAAGTAATGGAACGAGCGAATACACGTGATACTAACCTAGTAATTGCGTATATTAAAGATGCAATATTAGAGATACAATCTAACAATGAGTTAGATACTGCGGTAGATAAACAAAATATTGTTGAAGATACAAGAGATTATTCATTACCAGCAGGTATGATTGCATTAAAAAGTGTTAGTATATTAGATACTGAAGATGATAATAAATACAAAGCAATTAGAAGATTGCAACACGACCCATTAGTTACTGAGGATACAAATCCATGAGCTACGATACAGATAGAACATACGCATACATATATAGTGGTAAAAAGATTAGATTATATAAGATAGTACGTAGTGCTGGTAGAATTATTGATAATCAAGGTAGAGTAACTGGTGGATTATTAGATGATATTATATATCCAGATGAAAGTATTACAAATGGATTACGTATTGAGTTTACAAAGATAGTAGAACCTTTTGTTGTAGAGGACCCAGAAACTACCTCTTCGCTAACAGAAGATACTAGTCCAAGCGAATCATCGCATTTAAATTTAAATAGAGTATTATCACTTGCTGTGGTATGTTACGTAAAAGCACAATTAGCTGAACGTATGGGTAATATGCAATTAAAAGAATACTATATGAGAGAATTTTATAAAAAAGTAGCAGATAACGAAAGTAATAAAAATAAAGTATTTATGGCAAGTCCAATAAAAACTTTTGCAGTTAAATAATAGGAGAAGAACATGGCGAACCCAAAAGGCATAAATGATTACTTGGTACAAGAAAGTGTTGCACCATATTGTAGTGCAGTTGTAGCAACAACAAGCGACCAAGATACATGTAGAGCAATATATGTTAAAGTTGCTGGTAATTATGATTTAACAGTAAATGGTATAGCAGTTACCTTTACAGGGTTGTTGGCTGGACATATATATCCAATCGCAGCTAGTAAATCAAGTTCAGCAAATGTAATATTTTTATATTAGGAGTTTATAGTGATTACGGCAAATCAATATCAAGATATACAAATAATGCAAGGTACTGACTTTGTAAATACTATAACATTTGAAGTACCACACGATACAGCTAATTATGACTATAAAGTATTTATAGGAGTAGATTATGCTTCTGCGCCAGTTAAAACATTAACAGTAGGTAGCGGTTTAACTAAAACTAGTGATACTGTATTAACAATGGCTTTAACGGATGTAGAAACTGATTTATTAGCAGATAACTTTGAAGGTGTTTGGGAGTTAGTATCTAAAAAAACTAGTGATGGTAGTGGTACTTTAACAAGAGAATTACAAGGTGATGTTGTTGTATCTCCAAGAATAGGAGACCCATTCTAATGGCTATAAGTGCAAAAGTATCATCACCAGTAGATGTTAAAGTTGCAGTAGGTAATACAAGTGCAACAAAATCTACAGGATTACAAAATATATCTAAAGTCAACCAAACTATTACGATTGATGCAAGTGATATACCTATAACACCAGCATTAGATAATAGTAGTGCAACAAATGTAAGAGATGCATTAAATGATTTCACTAATACTCAAGGTTCGCAAACACTTACAAACAAAACAATTGACGCTGATAACAATACTATTTCTAATTTAGAAGTAGATAATTTAAAATCAGGTGTATTAGATACAGATTTAAGTTCGGTAGCTAGTACTGATACAACATTGCCTAGTGCTAAGGCAGTTAAAACTTATGTTGATGATGTTGAATCAAATATCAATGCATCAATAACAGCACAAGATTTAGATTTTCAAGCAGATACAGGGGGTGCATTAAATATAGATTTAGATAGCGAAACGCTTATTATTGCTGGTGGTACTGGTATAGATACTACTGGTTCAGGTAATCAAGTTAGTGTAGCAGTAGATAATACTATAGCAACAAAAACGTATGTAGATACTCAAGTTGCTGGTGTAAATACTCTTGAAGAATTAAGTGATACTAATATATCTAGCGTTTCTGACGACTCTTTACTACAATATGATAATGCAAGTGAAAAATGGATTAACGTAACTGAAATAAGTGGTGGAACATTTATTTAGTTGATAGGAAAATAAAATGGCAAATAAATTAAAAATAAATAGAACGGCTCCTGGTAGCTATTCCTCTACAGGAAATCCGTCTTCACTTGATTATGGTGAATTAGCTTTTAATAATGGTGGAGAAAAAATATTTATAGGAAAACAAACAAGTGCAAGTAACAATCCTATAGCTGGTACACATACTGATGTATTTCATTTAAGTACATTAAAAGATTTAAGTGGTGGAACTGGTATTACTTATCAAGTATCAAGTGGATTAGGAGATAATTCTGGTACAGTTTCTGTTACACCTGCTCAAACAGGTATAACTAGTATTCATAATGCATCTTTAGAAATTGGTAATGCTGATAATGATAATATTATAGATTTTTCAACAGCAAATACTATTAGTTTTAAAATGAATAATGCGTCTCAAAAAGCAATAGAAATTACTGACACTGCTGTAACAATTTCTAAAGGTACTTCTAACATAGATTTTGACGTACAAGACACTTCAGGAGTTTCTGCTTTTAAAGTAGACTCGGGAACTGGAGAAACTACAATAGCAAATACTTTAAATTTAGATGGAGACTTATTATTACCTACTGGAGATGTGTTGGCAGATGATATAGTAGCTAATAGTTATCATTATAGAAGTTATAATTCTGGAACTGATACATATTCTGCTGGACCAGAAGCGTTTAGTATAGGAGCATCAGGTGGAGTAACCTTTAATGCAGCACTATCGCTTGACAATAATTTAACCGTAACGACTTCAACTGGAGCTATATTACGTTTAGATAGTAGCGATACAGTTATAACAGCAAATGACGTACTTGGTAGAATTAATTTTTCAGCACCAAGTGAAGCTAGTGGTACTGATGCAGTAGCATTGGGAGCTTCTATAGCAGCAGTAGCACAATCAGTTTTTGATATTTCTACAAATAAAACTGATATTGTATTTTATACTGCAGAAAGTGGAGTAGCTGACGAGTCTATGAGAATTGGTTGGGATAAAAAAGTTACTATTAAAGGTGATTTACAAGTAGATGGTACTACTACAACAATAGATTCTACAGTAGTTACTATTGAAGACCCTATTTTTACTCTTGGTGGAGATGGAAGTGGTATTGACGATAGTAAAGATAGAGGTATTGAATTTAAATGGAATAATGGTACAAGCGCTAAAGTTGGATTTTTTGGATTTAATGAAGATAATCAAAAATTTACATATATTAGCGACGCAACAAACACTTCTGAAGTATTTAGCGGAACATTAGGTGATGTAGAGTTTGGTACATTAGTATTAAACAATTCTGCTGGTAATTTAGATGGTGCGCATATTGATGGCGGAACATTTAGTTAAGGAGTTATTTTAGTGGCTAATCGCATTAAAATCAGAAGAGGGTCTGGTACACCTACTACAAATAATACAGAAGCATATGAGTTAGCATACGATTATAGTGCTGATATTCTATATATACACGATGGTGCTAGTAACACTATGGTTCCAGTTGGTACTGGTACAGTAGATACAAGCGGTACTCCAGTAGATAATGACTTTGCTAAGTTTACAGATGCTAATACTATAGAAGGTAGAAGTGCAGCAGAAGTAAAAAGTGATTTAGGATTAGGAACTGGTGCTGAATTAAACACTGCCGCAGTATCAGATGGTGCTACAACTTTAGCCACTGGTAATGCTATTTATGACCACGTGACATCTAGAATTAGTGGTTTTGTGGATAAAAGCGGTACTCCAATAGCTAGTGAATATGCACGATTTACAGATAGCAATACTATACAAGGTATAAGTGCTGCTGGTGTAAGAACTGACTTAGGTCTTGTTGTTGGTACTAATGTTCAAGCACAAAATGATTACTTACAAGATATTGCAGATTTAAGTACAGATAATGCTGCTCAAGATGGATATGTATTAGCTTATAATAATGCTTATCCAAGATTTGAATTAGTAGAACAAAGTGGTGGTATATCTTTTAATGGCTCTACTGCTAATGGATTATTGACTTATGGTAATAGCACCACAGCAGATGTAGAATCTGCTCTTACTTTTGATGGAAGTGCATTATCAGTTACTGGAACAGCAAATGTTACAAGCACACTTTCAACTGACTATGGTGTAAGATTTAATAATGGTAATACAGACTTTATGTTTTACAACAATACTGGTGATAATTTACTTTATTTAAGAGATTTAACTAATGCACAAATGTTGCAGACTTGGACTACAAGTTCAACTACTATACATAAAAATTTAAATGTAAGTGGAAATGTAAATGCTACTGGAGATATAAATGTATCTGATGATGTTATAATAAATGTAAATGCTAATTATATATATTCAAGAGATGCAAGTGGAACACTTACAAGAATGTTCGGTATGAACTCTGGCAATACTACTTATATAGGACCGATAGATAGTTATGCAGGTGGTAGTGTTATTTATGGTATTAGCTCAAATGTTTTAGCTCACTATTTTTACACAGATGGAGCTATCAGAATGAAATTAGATGGTCCTGTTTTAGATATACCTAATACTGGAGATTGGAGTTATATTAAAAATGGCACCACTTCAGGTGGATTAAGATTTGGTACAAACGATTCAAGTGGTACTTATGCTAATCAAATAGAAATATCTAATACTGGTAATTATGTTAAGTTAAATGAAAATACTACAGTAACTGGAGATTTAACAACATCTGGCTCTGCAATATTTGCAGCAGCTCACTCTTACGATAAAATAAAATTATTTGGTAGTACTGGACATGAACAAATTGGTACTGAGGGTAGTACAATAGTATTAACTGCTTCTAATTTTAAATTTAGAGATTACAGTAGTGGTGCTACAAGATTTTTTGTTAATTCTAGTGGTGCTATTACTACTGGTGTATGGCAAGGTACGGCTATAGCTAGTTCTTATATTGCTGATAATGCTATAAATGCAGCTAAGCTAAATGTATCGGGTAATGGAAGTGACGGACAATTATTAAAATCAGACGGAGATGGAACATTTAGTTGGTTCTCATTAGTATCTAGTTCTAACGCTTCAACTTTAGACAATTTAGATTCAACTCAGTTTTTAAGAAGTGATACTGGAGATACGGCTGCTGGAAATATTACATTTACTGGTAAATTGTTAGGAAACTCTGCTACAACATCTATATTAAACGGAGCTAGTGTTACAAATGTAAATGACGGATTTACTAACGATATAGGAACTGGAAAAGCAGAAGGACTACAACCGTTTAGATATAGTAATAACACTACAAATACTCCATTAGGTGGTGGTGGCTCAATGGCTAATAATGCTAATTGGGGATTAAGTTTATATTCACACGGAACTGGTGGTAGTGGTAATTACGGATTACAGATGTCTGGTGGAGATAATGATAATCAATTATTTTTTATAAGAAGAGTAACTAATGGTAGTTTTGGTAATTGGTTTGAAATGTGGCATAGTGGTAATGACGGAAGTGGTAGTGGATTAGATGCTGATTTACTAGATGGATTACAGGGAAGTTCATACTGGACTAAAAGTGGTAGTTGGGCAGGAGATTTAACAAGTAATGGTTGGTCAAGAGTTCAAGGTGTTAGTAATGGTGGTGGAGAATTTGTATTAGCATTGAAAAATGGACAATTAAGTACATTAATAGATGGTAGTTACTTTGCTTACGAAGCTGGTACTAATACAGGTGGAGGATTTTGGAGTAGTTCAAATAGTAGTTATGGAGCAGCTACTGGTATTATTGCAAGTGGTGGCACATTGTATGTTAAACAAGCAGACGGAGGTAATGCAAGTTTATTTGTTACAGGAGATGCAATAGTAAATTCAGGTTATATATCTGGACAAGGAAATGACTTACAACTAAGAAGAACTACTAATAGTGATGATAGAATTGTTATAGAAGCATCAGAAACAAAGATTTATGGAGATGCGGTAGAAAGAGTAAGATTTGGTAGCTACGGTATTAGAAATGGATATGATGGAACTAATTCAGCTCCAGCTTATAGTTTTAAAGATGATACAGATACTGGTATGCGTAGAAATGGTAGTGGTGTTATAGATTTTATAAACGATGGTATTCGTAGACTTAGAATAGAAGCAGACGGAGATTTAGTTTTAAGTAGTGATGGTAGCACTCAAGGTGCAAGTATTCATCGTATTGGTGGATTATACTTTACTTGGGATAGAGATAGTTACGGAACTAACCAACAACATGCTATATTATGTAGTAGTGATGATTTAATTATAAATAGTTTTGATAATGTTACTATTAATCTTGATAGTAATGATAATGATACTGCTGAAGCGTTTCAAGTTAGAAGACACGGTATAGATTTAACGAGTGGAGAATTGTTATATTCTATTGACCAATCTGGTAATTCTTACACAATGGCTGCATCGCAAGTAGGAAATGGTTCTGTATCTGCTCCATCATTAAGTTTTTTTAATGATACAAATACTGGTTTTTATCGAAAAGCAGCAGACCAAATAGGTTTTGTTACTGCTGGAGAACAACAAATGTATTTAGGAGATGGTTTATTACTTATAGAACAACCAGTAAGAATACAATTTGCTAATGACCAAAGGATATTTGATGATGGTGGTGGTGGATTAAAAGTAGGTGCAGAAGCTCACAAATTGCAGTTATTTGCAGGTTCTAGTACACAGGAAATAAGATTTTTATTTGGTGGTAGAAGTGGAACAGAAAAAATGAGATTTGAGGGTGATGGTGATGGACACTTTGATGGAGATGTGATTGCATTCTCTACTACACCATCAGATATAAGATTAAAAAAGAATTTTACAAAGATAAAAAATGGATTAGAGGTAGTCAATAAATTAGAAGGACATACTTTTAATTGGAAAAAAGGTGGAGATAGATTAAGTGCAGGATTTAAAGCACAAGAAGTAGAAAAGATTTTACCACATTTGGTTGATGAGAAGAAACTACCATTAAAAGCAGATGATGATAAAGAATACAAGATTTTACGATATGAGGAAATGATACCTTATTTAGTAGAAGCAATAAAAGAACAACAAGTTCAAATAGATGAACTTAAAACACAAATAGGAGAGCAAAATGGCTAAAGTAATAAGTGCAGTAGAAGCTGCAGTAGAATCAGTTGAATCACTAAAAATGGTATCAATTAAACATACAAGAGTTATGAAAAATCCAAATGGTAACGATGTTACTGTTTTAGATTGGGAAGAAACTAAAGATGTTAATTCAGCTATTACAGACTGCGAAACAATGAAAGCTAATTTAGAAGCACAGCTTGTAGAGTGTGAAGCAGAATTAGCAGACTATATAGCGATAAGAGACGCTGAGTAATAAATGGCACTACCTGCATCAGGGCAAATAAGTATTAATGATATATATACTGAAACAGGCAATGAAAATGAATTGAATGCTTCGTTAAAAGATATATCTGATGGTACGTTTGTAACTATAAATACTGTTAATCCAGCAGCAAATAGACCAGACCAGTCTGCTCCGCATGCAATGTCTGAGTTTTATAGTTATGACCACGACTTAACTTCTTCTTCTTGGGGAGGTAGTTGGAGTGCTGGTACTCAAAACATTGGTTCTAATCCAGGTAGTACAACCTACTACAATAGAAGTATTACTTTCACAGGATTTACTTCTGATGTAATAGATGTGTATTACACATTAAATAGTGGAGTAGTTAGAGGTGGCTTGTCTGTAGCAACGTCTACCTCAGCATTTCCAGATAATAGTGCTACATATAGAACTGTAAATAGTGGTACTGGTAGTTTTGGTACTGCTGTTAGTATTAATGGTAGTGGTACATTGTATTGTAGATTTAAATATGTACAACATAGTTCATTACATGAAACAAGTAATAGAACAATTAAAATAGTAGCAGACGGAGAAACAACGCCAGGGTTTGCTCAAATTAATTTTGATGATAGTGGCGGAGGATTTCCATAATTTTTTATGGAATATGTTGTTTTAACTTAATAAATTAAAGCACTATTAATAGTAATAAGGAGAATAAAATGGCTAAAGAACAAAATACAGCAAAAGAAGTAGTTCAAGAACCTCTTGATTTGCAAGAACAATTAAAGGTAATTGAAGCTCAAATTGCTGAGTTACGTGGAACACATAACTATATAAATAGTCTTTTACAACAAGGCTTTACAGTTATTCCACCAGCTAAAGCTGAAAAGTAGAAAGGGAGGGGGAGAAATCCCCCTAACTTTAATTATAAATAATAGGGGAATAAAATGGAAGTCGGTAAAGACACTAAATTTACACTATCTATAGAAACTGCAATCAGTATCATTGTAACTATTGGTATGATTATAGGTATGTGGTTTACTCTTCAAGCAGATATTGAAGAAGCTAAACTATTACCAGAACCAGAAGTATCACGTATGGAGTATGATTTAAAAGACCAAATGATTCGTGAATCAATTTTGAATACTGAAGGTAAAGTAGATAAACTTGAAGAAAAGGTAGACGATATTAAAGAAGATACTAAGATGATTCAAGAAACCCTGATAAACATGAATAATAACTAATGAGGTTTACAGATGAACAACAAATTTATATCATACTTGGTATTAACTTTTTGCTCGTTGCTATCTTGGCTGCACTCACAATCAGTCAACTTAGATAGCTTTGAAGAAATACAAGCGCTAAATATACAAAAATGCGCAGTAGTGCAAGTTAATGCAGGATGGAATTATCAAAATAGAGTGAAGGTAGAAAAACTATCAAACTTATGTTATATAGGCGAAATAGATTTAACTAATAAAACTGTAGGTGCGGTAATACAAAAAGAATGGAATATTAAGGTTGTTCCTACTATTATTATTTTTAAAGAAGGAAAAGAAATTGAAAGATATGAACCTGGTATTAGTATGAGGTTTGACGAGAAAGAGGTATTTGATAAGATTAAAAAGGAAATTCAATAGGAGATAATATGAATATTGTAGTTAGTAAATTACTTACAAGCCTTTTAAGTGAAAAGATTCTGAAAGCTGTATTATTAAAACTTGGTGATTATTTTATTGCTAAGTCTGATAATAAACTAGACGATGAAATTTGGGCTGAAGTTAAAAAAGCATTGAAATAGAGGGCATGATGAATTGTGAATGTGGATGTGGATGCTAGTCAATGCCAAAAAAAGAGTATAAAATACTAGGGTTTCATGGTGGTATACATGATAACTCAGACTCAAAAGATATACGTGATATAGATTTACGTGAAGCTGATGGTGTATCTACACATAAAATAGGTAGACTAGTAGGATTAGGAAATAAAGGTAGTGCTATTACAAGTGGTGCTACCGCTGATGTAGAACCTGGATATGGATTACATTATTTTTCTGTAGACTATGACCATACTAATGCTAATAACCCAGATGATTACTTAGCTATATATGATAAAGCGAACACTAAAGTTCGTTTTTACTATAGAGATAAAGATGGTTCTAGTCCTAGTTTTTTATCTGATGAAGTAACGTTTGGTGGTGCTATAAAACCTAACTATTATTATGGTGATGGTTTATTACGTATCGGAGATGCTTCTTTTAGTCAAGATAGTAAATGGTTTGGATATATAGACCAGTCATTATTTTGGACTGATGATACAGGAAATACTTCTAACTTACACGATATAACTAAATGGGATAGTGGAGACCAAGAGCTTAGTCCTATTACATTAGGTGAAATAAAACTTGTAGATATGTCCGAAGATAATCCAAATGCTACAGAAATAAGCAGTACAACTGGTAAATTAATACTAGGATATAAAACATACGAAGGCGGACAATGGAGTGGTAATTATATTTTTGGCGCAACTCCTGTATTTATAGGAAATCAAGAAGGTGAAATATCTACTTTTTATCAAGATGTATTAACAAGGATTCCTCAATCTATTCCATTATATAATCAAGAAATAACATTTCAAGTATTTATAGGAGTAGGAACTGATACTTCAAAACCTACTTCATTATCAGGAAATAATGTATTTGGAGATAATCGTATTATTGGATTGAATTTTTATTTTAAAGAACAAGCAACTGATGAATGGATATTTTTAATGCATACTGATTTACGTGAAGGCGGAAAAGATTATTGGTCTGTATATGACCCGCAAAACGAAACATTATATGGTAAATGGGATGGTAAAGTAACTCAAGATGTTAGTCTTAATACTATTGTAGCAGATGGTGTAGATATTATGACAAATGCTACAACTTCTAATCACCATTTGAATTTTTCAGATAATAATGATGGAAGTGGAACTAATTGGGAAGATAGTAGTAATACTGGTAAGAGTGATTTGACAGACCATGAAGGTCGTTCATATCAACCAGTATATTTGAAAGTCAGATTAAATAATGAAAATACAAATGGATTTGGTACAACAGCTGTTCCTAGACAAGGGTTTATACGAGTATGGGGTGGAGCTGTTTCACCATTATATGTAGGTGGTGCACACGATGGAACAAGTGATACTCCTATAGCATTATTAACTGGTATTTCAGGAAATCCTGGTACTGAAGGTGTTGATTGGGATGAATATTATGTACCGATGATGTTACCAGGACCAGGAACAGATAGAGAATTTAGAGTACAAGTATTAGATGAAAATTTTAATGTTATTGCAGATAGCGGTATAGAAACAATGACGATACAAGATAGCGGTATTGAGCCTCCTCCTGATTATGATGCAGACCAGCAAGAAAGGGAGTTTTAATGGCTAACTACGCAGTAATGAGTCCAGGTAAATATAGATTAGGAATTTCTTTTAATTTTCCACCATTAACAAATAAGAGGTTAAGACAAGATTATCTTATTAAAAAAATCAAATGGAAAACGTCTGTTTTAATTGGGCAAAGGTTATACCTAGGAAATGTAAAATTAGTTGACAAAGATAACAAAGAACGTGTTTATAGCGATAGTGTGTTCAAGTCTAGAGCTGGTCAATTTGATACATTTACAATGGATAGAAGAATTGATGTAGCAGTAAACGATGGTGAAGAAATTATAAGACTAGCTACATACGCAGATAGATTGTTGCAATATAAACAAAACACTTTATATATTATTAACGCAACAAAAAGCCAAGAGTTTCTAGAAGCTACCCACAAACACAAAGGTGTATCGCACCACAATGCAGTATGTGAAACAGATTATGGTGTTGCTTGGTGTAATGAACATGGAGCATATTTATACAATGGTAGACAAGTAGGTGATTTGTTTGTTAAAGAAGGTGTTCGTTTTATATCAGAATCTTTATGGAATAGTTTTTATGTGGATGGAGAAACAATGATAGGGTTTGCTCCTAAGTCAAAACAATTAATTATTATGAAGTCATTTAAAAACGCTACAAGCGATAGTGGTGACATTTTAGTGTATGATATGGTAACAAGTTCTTGGGTAAAAGGAACAGGAAGATTAAACGCCGAAGATAAAACTAACTTGGTCAATATGTGGGATGGTAGTTTAATATATGGATACGAAAATACTACAGACCAAACTACTATTGTTCCGTGGCAATCAAGTCCTTCAGAAGCCATCAATAATTTTAATGTGCAACTCAAAGAATTAAACTTTGGTACACAAGCAAAGAAAAAAGTAATTAAAGTAGAGTTAACTTATAAAGGTGCTGATGGCAGTAATACTAATGTAGTGCCTAAATATTCAGTAGATGGAGGAGCATACACGAATAACTTTGTAGATAGTTCTGGTGCTGAAATTACAAACATAGCAGGTAGTGCTAATTTTACAGTAATAGAACTATACACACAATCCAATGCAAACAATATTAAAACATTTAGTATGAAGTTTGAAGACGTTAGCGGTCAAGATGTATCAGCTGATTTTGAAGTGAATGATATGTCAATAATATATAGACAAAAGAGTATTAAATAATGGAACAAGCTGAAAAAAAGTTTAGTAAAACAATATTTAGTGGTGCAGGTGGAAGTAGCGATAGAAGAAGAGTAAATCATTATAACCAACAAAAACCAAGATTTGTAGAGGAAATACCTACGGAAGAATCAGGAGTAGAAGGAGATATAGTTTATTATGAAAATCCTGGCAATTTGAACAAAGTAGAGCAATATATTAAAAGAAGAGGTGAGTGGATTAATCTGTCTGATGGTAGACCATTAAATGATAGTCCTGTAATAAGAAAATTTGTAAAGGCAAGAGCTGGATAAAACAGTTGAAAGTTATGACTATAAGTGATATATTATATATAAAAATTAGGAAGTATTATGTCTGAAGGTATAAAATCAAGTTTAGAAAAATTAACCCTTAGTAAAGGTGAATACAAGGGAATGGGTTATAATATAGCAGGTCAACAAGGTTTATTAAAACTTGGTATTGGCAACCTAAACATGAGAGAACAAGCTAGACAAAACTTTTTAGGATTTACTGGTGCATTTATTAATTATTTAGATAAATTAAATAATTATAATCAAGATAATAAAATTATTGAAGATGGTATAGCTCAAGCTGAGGTTAATCTTGGCACTAAAGTAAACTATCAAAGAGTAGGTTTTGATGATGTTTTTAAAGGTGATGCAAAAATAAGAGAGCTAGGTAAAGAAACTTTTTTATTTGGAAATAAACAATATTCAAGAGCACAATTAAAAGCGTTGGGTAGAACCGTACAAGAAAATGAAATGGCTATATTAGCTGGTGAAGATATTGACCCAATAGATTTAAGTGGTTCTTCTGGATTTACATTTGCACAAGGAGAGTCAGAAGTTTTAGCTAATAGCTCAAAAGATTCTTTAAGACTTGGTGTTGCATTAAACGAGCAAGTAAATGAAGAGGCAGCAAAAAAGATTTATGAAAACTATGGTGGTATTAAACAATGGTCTACAGCTGCTAAGGTAGTAGAAAACTTACTAAATAAAGACCCTGATTTAGCAGTATATGGTAAAAACAATCAAAGAGTAAATTTAAAAGAAAGATTTACAACATTGCGTGATACTATAAATAATGATTTAAATAGTGACGTTGTTAAAAATAAAGCAAATCAAGAGTTACAACAAATTTATAGCCAAATAAGTCAAAAATATAGTTGGGATGAAATTAAAAGTGAAATAGCACAAGCTGAATCTAGTAATAACACTTATGCTATAAATATTAAT